GCTGAGCTCCAGCGTAATATTGTCTATTAGTTTCGGTTATTAAACCGCCGTCAGGTCTTGGCATAATCTAGCTTTTTTGATTTATTTGTTCTTGTTGCACTTGCTGTGCTGCTACTTGTATAATTGTAGGGTCTTTAACTACAAGACCTGCATACAATAATATTTTTAAAACTATTTCTATTTGTTCAGAATCATGAAGTTCGAAGTCTATAGATGTGTCGGGGTTATATACATAAGCGTTTCCTGAATATGTAAAATTCCATAATGGATCCATAGGTTTCTTGATATAAGCAGCTTGAATACCACTTTGAATTGTTTGTGGGTAAACATATAACTTTTTTCTTTCGTATATATAAATAGGATATTTAACTGAAGGAGCAGTAAGTTTAGAACTTAATAAATGATAAAGCTCTCCTCTATCTACTCTTTGAACCTCTTGTATAGGTGTCGCGCCTCCAGAGCCATATAAAACTTGTCCTAGTCTATAAAAATCGTCTTGTACAGTTACTACAAATATATCTATTCCAGCTACTGGAGCAGAGTTTAAAGTAAGTATTGTACCATTTATACTATAAGCAGTTGTTACAACACCATCTAAATAAACTGTTGTTGTTCCGCTAGCTAGTTGATTAGCTGTTATAGTTGTAATAGTGTAAGCTTGTTGATTGTTTAGAGTTACTGTGGTAAAAGTAGCTTGTGAAGACCCTGATTCTGCAGGTAAGCTAAAAGCTCCATTAGCATATGTAGTATCGCCAATAGTTTTAAATATAGAGATTTTTTCATCAAGATTAAGCACTCTATCAGCATAATCTGTATTTGTTTGTGGAACACGTATCTGTTGATTAATGTCTTCAAAATATCTTTCAAAGATTTCTAATTGTACTTGAGTACCTATTTTATTAAACTCAACAGGCGTCATGTAACCTCTCTGCTCTTTATTTAGTATTAATAAAACGGTTTGATATACAGTATTTACGTTTATTGCCATTTTAATATTTTAGTTAATAGTGTTAAGGGCCACAATAGTGACCCTTCACTATAATTATAGTCACATATTATTGTAACTTTTTCTCTATTGTTTTGAAGATTTCTACACCTTCATCAGTTTTAAAGAAAGCAGCCATAGCTGAATAAGGGTTTTCATCAAATGGAACGGTCATTAATTTTCTGTCGTTAGATCCCCAGTGGAATGTTCGTTGATCTTGTGACAGTTTAATTATTCCTAGTTCCACAGCTTTAATAGCTGTATTTCTAAGCCCTACGTTTTCATCATTTGCAATAGCTAAAAAAGCTTGTGGGTTTTTCTTAGCCATTAAAAGTAAATCTCTTTTTATTTCTTTAGAACTCATATCAGATACTCTAGATCCTTTTTCAACTCTTAATATAGCTTCAGCATGATCTATTTCTATGTTTTTAGCAAGATTTAATGCATCTATTTCAAAGTTTATCTGATCTAATTCATCTTCTGCTACTTTCATTGGTTCTAATTCTTTATATATAATATTTTTTTTAGGGTGAAATAGTGAAAGTAATTTTTGTAGATTTTGTTTTGCTTTAGGAACTGTTAATACACCTTCTTCAAAAATAATATGACCTAATATAACTTCTCCTTTTTGTTCATCAACAAAGCATGAGTTATGATTAGTTGCGTATCTTATTTCTCTTTGAGTACCTGTACTTTCATCAAACCACATTAGTGGGTATCTACGTGAGTTTCTTGCGCCTAAAGTATATGTTAAAGGACTTAAATCCTGTAAAAGATAGTATGTTCTATCTTTAATCTCCCATTGAGGAGATTTATTTTCTTTTGTTTTTGACATGATATAATATAATATAATTAATAAAAATAAAGGGCTGGGTGCCGAAGCACCCAACTCTTTAAAGCAATTTTAGCTTTGGAACAATACGAAATTGTTAGCAGCTTGAGTCACAAGACATCTTTCAGATAACCAGTTAACTTGCATTGCATCTAGTTCAGAAGTGTAAACACCTCCAACAGATCCAGTGATCCAGTTTTTGTATCTTCTGTCATCTCCTTGTGATGATCTATATCTTACGTGTAAGAATGGTCTTCTAATGTTTGTACCTAAAATTTGGTCATACACTGTAGAAGTTCCCGCAGGAATTAATACACCTTCGATATTACTAACTGCAACCGCACCTCTTGTAGAAGCGTCATTTAAGTATTTCCAGCTAGTTTTGTAAAAGTCATAAGAACCTCTTCTAAACCCAGAGAATCCTAAGTTAAGAGCCATATCCTCAGAGTTTTCAAATAAACCATAAGCAACACCTCCAGCAAAACCACCAGAGATTTGTCCTAGCATATCATCAAAATCTAAATCCATAGATCTGTTTAAGAAAAGCATGTTTTCTTCAATAGCTCCTTGAGTGTCAAGATTTTTAAGTACTTGATCAAAGTCAGAGATACCAGTACCACCGTTGAATCCAGTCATAACGTTACCTCTAGCTGTGATAGCAGCAAATAAACCTTCAGAACCATGAGCAACAGCAGCACCACCAGCAGCTGTAAATCCTGGTACGTTTGCTGAACTAGCAGCAAAGTTAATACCAGCAGCTCCAGCAGCTAATTCTGATTCAACCATTGACATTTCTAAGTAGTCATCAAATCTTAATCTTGTTTCAGACTCAGATTTTAAATACCATAAGTATCCTGATGTACCATCTTCTGTAGCAACTTCTACCCATCCAATTTGTGCAGTGTCAGAACCATTGATTTCATATCTATCTTTTATGATAATCGGTTGGTTAGAATACTGAGTGAATTGTGGTTCAATTGATTTGCTTCCTGAAGCTGTACCTTTTGCAAATATAGAACCGTAAACAAATACCTTAAGGTTTTGTACTCCAGTTCCTAAAGCATCCCAGTTAGCAGCTTGGAAAGGATAAGCAGTAATATTACCAGCAGCAACTGCACCAACAATACCTTTAACAGTAACTCCAGTAACTGGGTTCATTACTACGATAGTATCGTTAGGGAAAATTGCATTTTGAATAGTACCAGCATTAGCAGGAATAGTAATAACTGGTGAAGCAGCTCCACCGTTAAGACCACAACCTGTGTATGCAATATGTAATCTATTTTGTTCAGACCAGATAACCTGATCAGATGTCATTGGCATTTCAGCGCCAACCATTCTTAGGAAACCATTTAAAGTTCTGTTTCCGTATCTTTCTACTTCAGCTTCGTAAACTTCTGGTAAATATTGTTGAGCAAAGTCATTTGCACCACCGTTAAATGCCAAATAGTTATTAGCTAAAGTTTGTGGCGCTTGAGAAGGTACTAAACTTCCGAACGCCGGATTTAATGTAGCCATTTGTAATTGTGTTTTTAGTTAAATTTTCTTGTTTTAATTTTCAATTTTGAACTATCTAAACCACTGACCGCTTTTACTTTTAATCCATTAACAAATACATCGCCAGTAGGGCTTTCCCTTACTTCTGTTTGTACGTTTTTAGACGTTGCAGCAACATCTCTTATAGCATCGGCTTTACCTTGCTCATAAAAATGTTGTGCAATAGTATCTACATTTTCAGCAGCATACATAGCTTTATGATAACCTTTAACATCTGTTACATCACCTTTATCGTTTAAGAACTTCTTAATTACATTAGTAATATTAGATTGTTTTTCTGCAACCACGTCTGGATTTTTAACACCATATCTAAATTTCTTTTCTCCTACATTGAAATCAAAACCTTTGAATTCTTTAGAAAAATAATCTTTAGTATTAGATTTAAATCTTTCGTGTTGCTCTTGGGCAGTTTCCTGCTCTTGGTTATATCGATTAAAAAAGTCCATAGCCTTTTGTTGGTCTTGAGTAACGCCGGGTCTCAACTTGATCTCCTCGTAATATTGACTCTTTAAACCTTCTAAATGCTTGCGGGCTTTTGCAACCTCTTCTTTATATGCGAGTTTTTTCTTACGAATATCTCGCTCCTCATCTACTTCTTCATCAAAAGAAAAATTATCTTCCATCATGAAGTTAATTTCTTCTGTGTTTAAATGTGATTTGGCTTGTTTATAATACTCTCTTAATAAAGTATCATTATCTATATTAGAATAATCAGCGTTTAATCTAACGTAATCTTCTAATGTTCCACCAGTTTCTTTCATAAAGTCTACGACTTTTTCGATGTTTTCTGGTAGCTTAGCTATTTCTCTAGCCTCTTCAGGTGTTGGAGCAATAACTCTTTCTTCAATTTTTTCACCTATTTCCTGTATTTCCTCTTCAACCTTTTGTTCAATAGGTTTTTCTTCTTCTACAATTTCTTGTATTACTTGTTCTTCTTCTTTATTTTCAGGAATTTCTTTGGGCTCTGGTACTTGTTTGTCCACTCCAGAGCTAACTCCGGTTTGTTCGCCCACATCCACCTTCTTTGTTTCTCCGACTTGAATGGCATCTGTTTCTTCTGTTTTAGGTTTAGATAAATCTACTTTAATAGGTTCATCTTTTTGTGTTAGTTTTTTAGGTTTACGTTTAATTTTAAACGAACCTTCTTCTTTTACTTTTTCAGACATAATATAATATAATAAAAATTAATAAATAGTTTATTGCGGTTCAAACTGCTCTAAACCAAATCCGCCTAAATTATCCATACCTGCTGATTCAAAATCTGTAGGTAACAAGTCATTTTGACGTTGCTCAATCATTTTTGATTGTTGCGTTGCTTGTATTTTAGTTCTTTTATCTTTACGATCTTCTATAAATTGTTCTTTTTCTCTATCAGTATTTATTTTTGCTTGAGCTAATTGTAACTGATAATTAAACTCTTCAGCCATTAATTGTTTTTTAATTAACGCTTCTTGTTCCATTCTTTGTATTTCAAACTGAGATTTAGCTTGTTCTATTTGTATTTCTGTTTGAGCTAAAGCTTCTTGTTTTTGTACTTCATTTAAAGCAGCTTGCTCCGATTGTTGCATGTTAGCTTGTGCTTGAGCTTGTATCTGAGCTTGCTGAGCTTCTTGATCTTGCTTTTGCTTTTGTATTCTTCTATATTTTAATATTTGATTAGCTAAAGTTATATTTTTAACTTCTCTAATATCTATAGCGTCCTCTAAATATATTTGACCTGATTGCAATGCTACTTGTATATTCTGCTCAAGCATAGCTTTATCTTCTTCTTCTGGTTCTAATTCTAAATAAATACCAAAATCATATAAATGTAAGTTTTTTAATTCTTCTAAATTTTGTGTATTAGTTAATGAAATACTTTGCATTAACGCTTGTTTAGTTAAATCAAACTCTAATGCATCAGCTAATCTTAGTGATATATTTTCACAAGTTCTTAGTGTTAAAAACAAACTAGCATCAACAATATGTTTAGTTGCTATATTTGAAGCATTGGCAGCCATTTTTTGCAATCCGACTAAAGCGTCCTTGTCTGGTAAACTGCCGTCTCGTGCTTCGTTGAGACCCGTTACGTCTCTTATCATTTGTAAATAATATTGATATGTGTTTACAAGTGATGCTATTTTTCCGTTAGCGCTAGATGATTGAAGTTCTTGAATAGGTACTTTACCTCTGTTAGGGTCACCATCTTGTGTTAATGATCTACCAACTATACTACCAGTTTGAAAATACATATTTAATGCCTCTTGTGGATTATAATTAGTACCATTACCTAAATCAACTTCTGCTAAACCATCAACATCTACAAAAACACCATCTGGAACCATTCTAGCAATTACTTGTTGTAGTTTTAATGACGTTAATTGTATCATATCAGCGTAACCTGTTATACGGCTAACTAAAGACTCTACACGACCTTGATACATGTGCGGAGCACATATAGCATAATTCATATTAACTTTAGTTAAATCACTTTTTGGCCTTGTCATGTTTTCAGCTAACTTCCACTCTAACATTTGTGGCATACCCATGACTTTAACACCACTAAATAAAACCTCTAT